TAATGCATCCACAGAACGTATGCGTATAGATAGTTCTGGTAATTTTCTTTATGCAAAAACAACCGCCGATACAACAACTACAGGCGTAGAATTTAGACCTAGTGGATTAGGATATTTTGGTAGGTCTGGCGGACAACCTATTATTGCAAATAGAAATACTAATGATGGTACTATTGTTGAATTAAGAAAAGACGGAACAACAGTAGGTAGTATTGGTACAAGAAATGGAAGTTTATACATAGGTGAAGGTGATACTTCTTTAAAATTTTTAAGTGCGAGTGATACAATAGTTGCATCAACTGCAGTTGATGGTGCAGGTAGAGATAATGCTATTGATTTAGGTGCTAGTGGCACAAGATTCAAAGACCTATACTTAGGTGGAAACATCTATCTCGGTGGTACAACTAGTGCCAATGCCTTAGATGATTATGAGGAAGGTACTTGGACACCAGAATTAACTTTTAATCAAGGTACTACTGGAATTGTTTATAATTCAGCAGCAGGTAGTAGAAGTGGACAATATGTTAAAATTGGTCAATTTGTTTGGCTTTGGTTTTATTTTTTTCTTTCTAATAAAGGCACATCTACTGGAAATGCAGAAATTAATGGCATCCCTTTTACTACAGGTAACAATTTTTATAATGAAAATGGAGGTGTAGTTCATGCTTACAGTGGTTTTACAGGTCTTCGTTCAAATATCATAACTTTGGTAGATGGTAATAATCGTATTAATTTAAATCATTCAAATGCAAACTCAGGAAGTATTACTGCAATAAGCAAACTTACCAATTCGGAATTTACAAATGGTGCTTTTGTAAGAGGTCATGTATGTTACAGAACAAACCAATAACCCTATTGGACATAGGGTAGTCAGTCCATTAACCAAAAGGAGTAAAACAATGGCAATAACAAAAGAAAAACAAATCGCTAAAATAGAAGTGGTAGGTGAATACAAAGCTGTGCAAATTGCTACGGATACAGTCATCAAAGAAGATGGTGTAGAGTTATCAAGAAGCAGACACAGAAAAGTAGTTCACCCAGACCAAGATATTACAGGCGAAGATGCAGAGGTACAGGCAGTATGTAATGCTGTTTGGACTGATGAAGTTAAATCTGCGTGGAACACTTTTCAAGCCTCACAATCTGAGGTATAAGAAATAAAGGAGCAAACAAATGGCAATAACATACGAATGGTCTTTCCCCAACTTTGAAGTTAATTCAGAGAATGAAGTAAAGACAATCCACTGGCGATACACAGCTACTGATGGTGATTATTCAGCATCTATGTACGGAAGCTGTGCAGGTTCAGAAGGAATGGATTTTGATGCGATGACACAAGAACACGCAATTATGTGTGTGACTGAAAATCAACCTGTGGAAGATATGCAATCAAACTTATCAGCACAGATTGAAAAACAAAAAAATCCAGAAACAACATCAATGACAAAGGAGTGGTAATGTCAGAGGAACAACCAGTCATTAAGATTGATGACAAAGAATATAAAAGAAATGAACTAGATGACAATCAAGTGGCTCTAGTGAATAAATTGGCACAGATACAACAAAACAAAAATAGTTTATCAAACCAGATGACTGATTTAGAGATTTTGTCAAAAGTGTATTTAGACCAATTAAAAGAATCTTTAAAACCTAAAGAAGAAAAATGAACTTAGATTCTAAATCCATAGGAATTATTCTAGCGATAGTGGTACAATCCGTATCGCTAGTATGGTTTATATCTAAAATGGATAGTAGAATCGCCAATAATGAAAGAGATATGCAACGCATTTTGGAAATGCACAAAGATTATGATAAAATGCAGAAACAAATAGACCGAATATCTTGGCTATTAGATGCAGATGCAAGAGCAAATTAAGGAGGCATTATGGCAACAGAAAAAGAACTACAAAAACAATTAAGAGAAGTTAAAAGAGAAGTAAGAGAATTAAGAGAACATAATAAGTTCTTATTAGATAGATTAGAAAAAGCACATGAAAGAAATGCAGAAATTAGAAAACAAATGATGACGATGACCTTTGAAGATGTGATTAAAACGCAAAAAGAATTAGCTGACTATCAAGAGAAGATTAAAAAGGACAAAGAATTAATGGAAGCATTTGATAAACAATCACAAATCAAACTAGGCGAGTTAGGTGCATAATGGCTAACATGACAAAGTTAGAGATTGGTGAAAAGGTAGAAGTATTAATCACCAAGCTAACAGTCATGGAAGAAAAGATTGACCACCTTACAGAAGGTTTAGATAATGCAAATAAACGCATTGAGGATTTAGATAAATCAATCAATATGGCTAAAGGCGGATTAAAGGTTTTAGTCGTGATTGGAACAGTGGTTGCTATCTTGGTAGGATTTGTCAAACTGTTGGGTGTCATTAAGTGACGTTAAAGGCAATATTCCTTGTGGGATATTTTTGCTATAACTCAGTCTGTATCTCAGTGAATGAAAAACATAAGTCTTTAGAAGATTGCCAAAATCAAGGAACTAAATTACATTTATTATTAAAAGAATATGATATTCGCAAATATAGATTTGCTTGCGTAGACGCAACTGAATATGACAGTTTATAAAAAAATATTAGTAATTTCTGATACACACTTCCCTTATCATCACCCAGATACTTTTCGTTTTTTAGAAAGCCTTAATAAAAATTATCAACCAGATTGTGTTGTTCATATTGGTGATGAGATGGATTGGCATTCAATTAATGTTAGTCATGTTATCAATCCAGATTTGCCAAGTCCTGCTGATGAATTACTTGCCGGTCAATCTTTATGTGGTCAATTAGAAAAAATATTTCCTTCTATGTGGTTATTAGAAAGTAATCATGGTTCTATGGTTTTAAGACGGGCTATGGCTAAAGGAATGAGTAAATGGTTTATTAAAGATTATAATGAAATTTTAAACGTATCGAGCAAATGGAAATGGACGGAAAGATTAATTTTAGAATCTGATAAAGGAAAAATAGCTTTTGCTCATCAAATGACTAAAGATATTGCGAAGTCAGTTCAACAAACTGCGATGTCTTGTGTTCAAGGCCATTACCATACGACTAGCGAAATTAAATATGTTGGTAATGATTTTCATTTAAATTTTGGTATGTCCGTTGGTTGTTTGGTTGATAAGAAATCACTCGCCATGGCATATATGAAAGTCAATCTAGCCAAACCCATATTATCCTGTGGAGTCATTACAAATGGCATTCCTTATATCGTTCCTATGGTCTTGAAGAAAAACGGAAGTTGGGATAACAATATTTATTTATGAGAATAGTCAAAGTGGGAAACCAAATAAGATTAACTATGACGAATGAAGAATTAGCTGAAGTGACTGAACGCAATAGTATAGATATGCATATTGGTCACTTAAATGTTTTACAGCAAGATGTCAGTAAAGTTTTAACCGAACTATTACCTAAGGTTAAGAAAGTGAGGAAAAAGTGAATATTGAACGATTAAAAAAACAGATCATTGAAAGCGAAGGTTTAAGATACAGGGCTTATCAAGATCATCTTGGTAATTGGACTATTGGTGTTGGTCATCTTTTAAAATTGCCAGATGAACAATATTTATTGCGTGGCAGTTTAAAAGAATATGAAGTTATGCATATATTCACCACTGACCTTAATCAAGCGATTGATGATGCAAGAAAATTTATTGATGAAAATTCAATTAATGAAAGAGCATTTGAAATAATTGTAGATATGGCGTTTAATCTTGGCTTAACTCGTTTATCAAAATTCAAAAAATTAAAACAAGCCTTAATTAATAATGACTATGTGAAAGCCAGTGAAGAAATGTTGGATAGTTTATGGGCAAAACAATTACCCAATCGCTCAAAGAGATTAGCCGAACAAATGAGAGATGTATAATGCTAGATAAAATTTTTAATGGTGGATTAGTCGGAACTATTGGAAACATCATAGACGAATTTCATGTATCCGAAGAAGAAAAAGGCAAAATCAAAATACGCCTTAAAGAATTAGAAAATGAAATTAACTCTAAACAAATGGATATTAATTTAGCTGATGCTAAATCAACAGCGACTGATATCTCTGGTATTATGCAAAGATCATGGAGGCCATTAATCGGTATCTCTTGTGCGTTTGCTATCTTTTGGGAATATGTAGCTAAACAATTCACAATGTTTTTTTTGGCACTTTTTTCTATTGAAACCGCACCACTACCTAGTTTAGATTTAGATGCTTTAATGCCATTGGTCTTAGCCTTGCTAGGAATGGCAGGACTTAGAACTTATGAGAAACAGAAAGGTATAAGTAAATGAAAGATTGGATAATGGATAAAGTCTTTTGGGTGTTAGATGAACTAGACCCTTATTGGACTTGGGGTAATTTATGGAAACTAATCGCAATAATTATTGTGATATGGTTTGGTCATGGATTAATGCACTAATGATAACAACTACCTCTAGCTTAGCAGTTTTAATAAAACCTAAAATAATAGGCAGTAAGGGTAGAACATTTAAAAAACTTACTTTTGGTAATATGAAGATTAAAAAACCAAAGTTAAAAATAAAAAAGCCAAGGATACGATAATACCCTTGGCTCTCGATCTAGTATTATTCGCTAATATAAACTTAACTCATTTGGCCTCCATATTTGTTAATTGGGGTAATTATATCAATGACAAAGAAATTTGAAACGATTATTTACCTAGAATTTTTAGACCATAGTTCAACATCTAATTTATGGCAAACTGAAGAAGAATTTAACGAAGATTGCGAAATAGAACCTTGCAAGGCTATCGGTTTTTTAGAAAAAGAAGATAACCTTGCTTTTTATGTTTCTACAATGAAATCTAGGGGTGAAAAGGGGTCTGGTCATGTAATTCTTAAATCTGCCTGTATCTATATTAAAAAAATACCTCAAAAAACCTTTTTTAAAAGCATACAACACATAAATAAGGGAATATTAATAGATACTCCCCTAAATCTTTAAAATACCCCTAAAAACCTCTTAAAACCTTAAATTCCCCATATTTGTTTTCTAGCAGGTATATTTTGATCGTTCCATTCCCAAGAATCAAGATTTGGTTGATATAATAAAGCGACTTCTTCAATAGTATTGCATTTTTGCAACATAGTAGCCATTCCCTTAACCTTGTTATGAATTTCAACCTCAATATCATCATTGAACTGTAATTCTTCAGAATGGTCCTTGGCAGGTGTCACAATAAATAAATGCGTATGGACTGGTTTTTGATATTTTTCTTCTAACGCTTTTTTATAGACCCACTGTTGTAGATATTCACTATTGCTAGGCTTGGTCATTCTTGCTTTGGTCTTTAAATCATAAACCCAAAGTTCTGAATCTAAATCAAAAATGAAGTCCGTATATCCTATGAATGGAACGCCCAATATATTTGTTTCAATTTGTTCTTGGTAGCTTAATAAAGGATAATTACCTAACTGAACAAATAACTGTTCGCAGTTCTTATACATCTTAGGAAGATAGCTGAGATACTTTTTAAGATTTTCTTGGTCGTGATAATCTTCAAATTCACTCTTTAGTTTCTTTTTATAGATTTCTATAAAGAGTTCCTCATCATCAGCTAATTCATCTTTTTGTAATTTAAGATGTAGCATTTCTTCAACGTAGTGACCTACACGCATCGCAGGATTACTTCCTGTATCAACTTTATAAAGTTTATTAATGATAAATTGACAAGGATAATTTGCGAATGAATTTAATTTACTATAACTCATTGGCAGTAAATCAAATTTTTCAAAATGTTTTAATATATCCATTGATCTAATATTAGCTCCTCTGTTTTGTGTTTATTATTTATTTGTGTTTGAATAGCATCAGCACGTTCTTCGCCAATATAATCACTTAACAAAAAAGAAAGATCAGAAAATTTATTTCTGTTTAAATCAATATTACTTTTTCGTTCAGAAGCATACATTTCCATAAATGCACTTAAACAAATTGCTTTTTCTTTATTGCTCAATAAATCATAATCAAACATTTCTTCATTGACTGCAGTTTGTAATTGTTCTGTTTTATACAAATCAAACATTTCAGCTAATTTATATTCTTGTTCATGAAAATGATCTGATGCCGAATAATTATATAAATTGAAAAATAATTCTCTGTGCTTAGGAAATACTTTTCTAGCTAAATCATTATATGTAAAATCTAAATCAGAAATTTTTATCAAATCTATAAATTCAAAAAATTTTAGTTTTAAATTTTCATCAATTTTTAAATCATCAGTTTCATTATCTAATGATGAATCATCTAAACAATTTATAATATGAAAATATTTGCCTTTTAAATTAGATAAAGCATACTCAATTTGATTCTTTAAATAATATTTAGCTGATTGAAAATTATGAAATTCATTTAGAAATCCATCACTAAAATATTTTTTATCTGATCTGGTATTTTCTATATGAATTGCACATATAAATTCATCAGATTGAAATTCTAAAAATCTCATACTCCCCCCAATCGATATTCAGCAAATGTCTTTTTGGTTTTTGGGTCAGTTTTATAAACTGTTTCAATATGATAACCCCTTTGCCTTAATTCATTTATTCTTGCTGATAATCTAAAACACCCATACTTCATTAAAGCGTCTAAAGGTGTTAGTGGTGATTCTTGTAAGTGTTTAAGTATAGTTTGATTTTGTGTCATAAGACCTCCTGTTGATATTCATTATATATTTCTTGAGCATAAGTTAAAGGGTCAGTTCCGATCATTTCCCAAAATTTTCTTTCACCATATTTAAAGGTAAGTTCTTGATGATGTGTAAAACAAATTGGTATTCCTGTACTATCATCACGAATCATTGCTCCAATTCTATGTTTACCTTGAAGATGATGAAATTGAATTTGGTGATAATTTAAACGACCATTTAAATTACAAACAAAGCAGGGGAGTGAAGAACACACCCACTGCATAAACTTTTTATCTTTAACGATTTTTCTGTTCTTAGAACTCAATATCGTCATTAGGTAAATCTTTTCTATCTACCTCTTGCTCCTTAACAGAATTAATTTCGTCTTTTAAGTGAGAATAGATATCTTTATTTTCTATTGCCCATTCATTGACTTTAGCACTAACTCTTAAATATTGAGTACCTGTTTTTTCACTCTTATTTTTAAACAGTGAAATTTCATAAGGCACACCTGCTTTAAAAACAAAATCCTCTTCGGGAACGAACTCATTGTTCCTGTAAGGTGGTGCGTTTTCGTATTCGCTTTCATTTTTAAAAATGTTAAATGCGACTTTTTCCATTAGATAATATCCTCGCTTTCTTTTTTACCTAATTGTTTATTATTAATGACCGGGGGATTTGAAAATTCTGAATCTTCATCTTCGCCCACTTCCATCATAAATAATTTCATTAGTAGATATTTGTAAGCATACGTTGTTGCTTTTCCACAACCTTTATCAGAAGGGTCAACACCATAGCCTACATAATCACCTACTTGTATTTTTTGCCCACTTTCAGTATCAATAATTTCAGCATACAATTTAATTGTAGTTAGATTACCTTCTTTTGTATGTTCTGAAATATGCGGAATTATTAAAATTTTATTTATTAATAATTGTTCCTTGATAGCATCGTGAACTGCGTTCCATGAAGTTATTTTGTATGGAACACCTTTAGTGCGATCTTGCTTTATTGATTTAACATTATGCGTAATCAATATAAGTTTTTTGTATAATATATTATTGTCTGTCATAATACCTCCTGTATTTGATTCATTATATATTTTTTGTAGTAATCTAAAATATATTTCACATCAATTTCTATTTGATCTTGCAACATCAAAGGAAACTTGCGTTCCCCTTGAAGCCACATTTTAGCAATAATGTGAATGAATGGTTTAAAATTATCTGGCATATATGGCCTCCTTAAATTTATCGGCATTAAAATTTTCATTAGTGCCTTTTAGTCGTTCTATAAAAGTATGAATAACTTGAGATTTAGGATTAGGCATCTCATCAAAATTCATTGAGTCAATCTCAACTAATATTCTTGCAAGATATTCAAAATGCCTTTTTTCAAATTTAGGTATTTTAGACATCGTGACCTGCCATTTCTTTATATAGATTATCTATATGTTCTCTAGCATGCCAAATAGCATCACTAGAATTAGCAACCCCATTAACAGAAAAAACATCTATTTCTGTATCTAATACAGTATCAAAGACTTGAAATGTTGCTGAGCCATTCCAAATAACTTTGAAATCATCATTTGCGAATACGCAAACATCACCTGCTTGTAAGTCCATTAGTTAGCCCTCCCAACTTTATATTTTTTATGTGATTTTAAATTACCAATATGAAAATCAATAGCTTTTTCATAACATTGGTTAATTGTATTTTGAAGCGTATGAACACAATTATTATTTAAGATATGATTCATGTATGTTTCTAAGGCAACAACACACAATTCACCATTCATTCCATTTTTATTTGCGTCATTAGCAATTTCGTCAAATTGTTTTAAAAACTTTTCAACGAGTTTTTCCCATTGTTTTTGTTTAGTCATTATTTACTCCTGTTTGTAATTCAACCAATGATGAATAAGCATCATCAGTTATTATTTTTTGCAATATACCTTTTAAGTAATAAGCGTGGTATATCACCTCTTTGTTATTTTCTATCTTTGTATAATGTTTAACTTTATCAAACATAGGCAAAATAGAAAACTTTTTACCATTAACTGCAAAGGAACCATGACCTTCGCAATCTGGACATTCTTCATAAGGTTTTTCAAAGTCCTCATAAATTGGAACGATACCTGTTCCGTCACAGGTATCGCAATTAATAAATTCTCTCATTGATTCCACTCTTTTTCTAAAATTTTCACAACTAATTTTGCATCTTTGTGAGATAAATTATGAACTGATCGAATCGCATCAATGTTCAATTTTTTATTACAATGATGAAAAAAATATTTATGAGGCAATATTGAACGTACTGCAAATTCAATATTATTATCGTTATGATATAAATTTTTCATTATTTATTTAACTCCCCACTTTTTTTTTGTATTAATTTATTTATAAATTTATCTATATGGCTAATGCTATTAAGCATTTCTTCACCATCATAATCTGATATATAATTTTCACCATTTATCAGATTGTTTTTTAGTTTTTCTTTATAAATTTGCATACCAACTAACAGTTGATAATATTCTTCTTTATTGATTTCGATTTTCATTTGAACCTCCTGTTTTTTGTTCATAAAATTAATATATATTTTTTTAACAATTTGTTAAGAGTTTTTAGACATATAAAAGGGCATATAAATCTTGCCCACATTTATTAAGCCATATTCTGTTTTTTGAACCTAAAAAACGACTGATATCATCGCTAGGATTAAATTCGTTAGCGTGAATCCCTTCGTCATTATAAGCTGAAATAACAATTTTTTTGCAATTATTAAGCAAATATAAGGCAGTATTATAATTATAGCTATTTAACCCTTTATTATAAATAGCACCTTTATAGTTTATAGTTTGAATTTTGACTTTATGAGCCATTTTGAACCTCCTGTTTTTGTTCATAACTAGATATTATTATATTATTGAAAAAAAATAAAGAGTTTTCTTAAGATTTTGTTAAGGTTTTTATGACCAAAATATCCCTTTAATTTAAGGGATTTTTAGGATATAATTAAAATAATATAATTTTTATACATTATATTCCTCCTGTTAGGGCTAAAATTTCTAGAGTTTTAGCCCTTTTTTTTTTGATTTATTTTTATTAAAAATTGATTTAATTCTATTTAAAACAGGAGTACCAAATATGTCAAAAATGCCAAAAATGAATCTCTGGATTGATGCTTTTAATTCGGATACTTGCTACTTAACTAATGAAGAATTAGGAATTTATTTTCGCCTAATATTCTTTGCGTGGTCAAAAGAAGGATACTTGCCTAATGATAAAAATTTTATCTCAAATCTTGCTCCTAATTCTAAACCAGAAAATATTGATTATATTTTAAAATTATTCTGGAATTATGATGGCTCAAGTTGGGATAAGGGTTGGTATCAAAAACGATTATTATCAGAATATCAAAGGGCAGTATCGCTTACCGAAACTAATAGGGAAAACGCTAAGAAAAGGTATGCGATCGCAGAGCCATCGCAAAGCGAACGCACTGCCTCTATATCTAAATCTAATTCTATATCTAATAAAGTAATTGATTCTTATTTTAATAAATTTTGGGAACAGATTTGTTATAAGGTCAGTAAAGGACAAGCGAGAAGGAATTACAGGAAAATACATCAAGATTGGTGGGAAGAACCGCAGGTGTTATCAAAAAAATATAATGATTATTATAATTCATTAAAAGATAAACAATACGCACAACACCCCAGTACTTGGTTGAATGCTGAAGGTTTTTTAAATGAAGAAGTAGAAGTAAAAGAAAAAATGACCGATGAAGAAATGAAAGATTGGAAATTTAAAGGCGATGTTGAAATGAGAAAGAAGGGTATTAAACCTTTATCTTGGTCAGTAGGTTATATTCGTGAACTTGATGAATTTATTGCGAAAAACGATTCATAAAATGAATCTTCGCCCATTCTCTATCTTGTGGTTTAAATTCTACTTCTACAAACTTGTCAATGCCTTGAGTAGCATTATCAAACTTGAACAAGTCAAGAAAAAACTGAATAGATTTATTAGTAATATGGTAAACATTCATGGTTGCAATTTATTGAGTTATATTTATTTTAAAATTGTCAAAATGGAAAATCAGTTATGTCAAACCCACAAAGCTACATTATCGTAGAAAATGATGACGGTACATATACTGCTTATGTCAATTTTGGCTCATGGACAACAAAAGAGGAGGCGGAGCATAATTTAGACTTAGCAATGCGAATGTTAGGCATGCAATTAACTAAATCACCGACAGTACATTAATGGATATAAAATATTATTCACCAGACCAATTAATACCTTACGACAAAAACCCCAGAAAAAATTTAAATGTTGATAAGGTTGCTAATTCCTTAAAAGAATTTGGCTTTCAACAGCCCATCGTAGTAGATAAAGGCATGGTTGTAATCGTTGGCCATACAAGATTAGAAGCATCAAAAAAATTAGGACTCAAAGAAGTACCTGTTTTGATTGCTGATATTTCACCAGAAAAAGCAAAGGCGTATCGCATCACCGATAATAGATTAAATCAAGATAGTTCTTGGGATTATAAATTGTTGAATTTTGAAATGGGCGATTTAATGGATAATCATTATGATTTAACCCATTTAGGATTTGATGAAACAGAAATAGAAAAAATAGTAGCTTTTGAACCCAAGTTTGAATCTGATAATGAAAAAATAGAAACAGTATCTGTTGATGATATTCAAGCACCGATGTCACAAGTAAGAATGGTGCAATTATTTTTAAACAGTGAAACGGAACCATTGTTTAAAAAGATGATTGAAAACTTACAACAAATTTATGGAACAAATAATTTGACTGACACTGTTTACAAAGCAATAGAAAATGAAAACGCTAACAGTCAAACCTAGATTAACCGAAGAAGAAATTAAAGAACTAGAAGGCAATTTCCTTAACGAATCTTACATTGATACTTTAGTAGAAGAAGATACGAAAGTTGTTAATGAAGAAGGTAAACCGATTGCCGTATTTATAAAAAACGTCATTCCCCATAATTTAGCAGAAGATGCTTATTACGCCTTACGGAAAGCAGTATCTAAATCAAATAATCGTGGTCAAGCAGCAGGTCCATTACCACCAGAATTGAAAGTAGGCGACAGGATTGACGGATTAACGATAGGTAAAATAATCGGCAATAGATTTATCCCTTTAAAGAAAGATGGAACATTATCTAATTCACCAAAAGCCAGAGCAGTCAATTCAAGTATAATTGGATATGCTGATCGATATGCAAGAATACCGTATTGTCGTACCACAGAATTTACCTACAAACATTTTGAAACATATAAAAAAGCAGTTCCTTACATTCAATATATATCTAAATTATTTAAAGAATACCTACCTGATAGGTGGCAAAACCAAAAAGATGAATGGGATAAAACCCACAAAGATTTTAAAATCCAAGATACTGTATTTACCACAGTGACTGTTAATAAAAATTTTAGAACCGCCTGTCATTATGACAATGGAGATTTGCCCGAAGGGTTTGGAAATTTAGCAGTATTAGAAACCGGTAAGTACCAAGGTGGTTATACTGTAATACCAAAGTATGGCGTGGCCGTGAATGTAAGAAATTGTGATTTAGCATTGTTTGATGTTCACGAACTTCACGGAAATACTGCGATAACTTCTGACCGACCTTATGAACGCATATCTGTTGTATGTTATTTTAGAAAAAAAATGGTGCAATGCGGTAGTGCTATCCAAGAACTAGAGAGATTAAAAGAAAAACAAATTTTATGAGTTATAAATTAATTATCCCTTCTTACAAAAGGCACAAAACAATAAAAGAAAAAACATTAAATTATTTGTCAAAAACTAACATATCTCCTAAAAATATTTTTATTTATGTTGCTAATGAAGATGACAAAAATATTTATGAAGATTATTTAGATAAAAATTCTTACGCTGAAATTATAGTAGGAAAAAGAGGGATACCCCAACAAAGAAATTTTATACAAAAATCCCACAAAGTGGGTGAGCATATTTTTATGCTAGATGATGATATAAAAAAAGTTTCAATAAAAATTGATGATAAAACACTCAATGAAGTCTATGACTTAGATGGTTTTATTCAAGACGCTTTTAGAATATGTAATGATAACAAAATCCGATATTTTGGTGCATATTCTGTTGATAATCCTTATTTTATGAAAAAAACTATTACATTTGATTTGAAATATATTGTCGGCAATATGATTGGAATTGTCAATAACCATGAGATTTTAAGAGATGAAGGCGAAGAATGTAAAGCTAGAGCAGACTACACCGCAGGAAAAGAAAGCCATGAAATGACTATAAAATATTACTTGGCTGACGGTGGTATCGGTAGATTTAATTATATTGCACCTACTTCAACATATTGGGGAGGGGAAGGTGGCCACCAAGTATCAAGGAATGCTGAAGGTGAAAAAGAAGCAACAAATTGGTTGCATAACAAGTATCCACAATATTTTAAAAAAGTTTTAAGAAAAAACGGTATGTGGGATTTAGTCATCAGAAAACCAAAACATTGATATTTCTTCCAAAAACGAATATAGATTAGTAAACCCACACTCTGGGTATAAGAGGTGAAAAACATGGAAGAAAAGAAAAAAGTCGGAAGACCAAAAATAGAAATAAATGAAGATCAATTGGAAAAATTAGCATCAATCTTATGTACTATGGAAGAAATGGCATCATTCTTTGGTTGCTCAGTAGATACCCTAGAGCGTAATTTTGCGGATACTATAAAAAAGGGAAAAGACAAGGGCAGAATGTCATTGAGAAGATTACAGTTTGAAAAAGCACAAACAGGCAATACAACAATGTTAATTTGGTTAGGTAAACAAATGCTAGGACAAAAAGATAAGATTGAAACATCAGAAAATAACGAACCAATGCCATGGTCTTATGACTAATGGGATTAACCCAACCTCAAAAAACAGTCATTGACAGTAAAGCAAGGTTTCGGGTTTTAATTTCCGGCCGGAGATTTGGTAAAACATTCTTAGCCATTAACGAACTAGCAAGATTTGCTAGATACCCTAAAAAGAAAGTGTGGTATGTCGCCCCTTCTTACCGTATGGCAAAGAATATTGTTTGGAATGATTTAATAGATAGATTATACAAACATAAATGGGTGGATAAAGTTAATCACGCCGATTTAACTGTTCATATAAGAAATGGATCTACTATCAGTTTGCGTGGTGCTGACAACGAACAATCCCTTAGAGGAGTAGGTTTAGATTTTTTAGTATTAGATGAATTTGCAGATATCAAAGATACAGCTTGGACGGAAGTTCTTAGACCAACTCTTTCAGATAGAGGTGGGCATTGTTTATTTACAGGAACACCTAGAGGTTATGGCAATTGGTCTTACAATCTTTTTTTAAAAGCAGAAACAGATCAAGAATGGGCAAGTTTTAAATATACTACCTTAGAAGGTGGGCAAGTATCAGCAAATGAAATAGAACAAGCTAGATATGATTTAGATGAAAGAACATTTCAGCAAGAATATGAAGCATCATTTGTAAACTATGCCGGTGCTATCTATTATAACTTTGATAGAACTAAAAATATTATTGATGAGTACCAACCAAAAACAAGGATTATCCATATAGGCATGGACTTCAATATCGACCCAATGGTTTGCGTTGTGTCAGAAATCATCAACGATGTAGTATTTATTTATGATGAAATACAAATTTATTCTAGTAATACGCAAGAGATGACAGAAGAAATTTTAAATAGATATCATGGCCATCAGATAACAGTTTATCCCGACCCGGCATCAAAACAACGCAAGACATCTGCGGGCGGATTAACTGATTTAGCCATATTAAAGAATGCAGGTTTTAATCTGAAGGTAAGAAATAACCACCCATTGATTAGAGATAGAATTAATTCCGTAAACGCTAAATTGAAAAACGCCAAGGGCAAAAATAGTTTATATATTGCTTCAAAGTGTAAAAATGTTATAAAAAGTTTGGAAAGGCAAATTTACAAAGATGGTACAACAATCCCAGACAAAGATAGTGGATATGATCATTTTAACGATGCCTTAGGATACATGATAGAATATTTATACCCATTACGCAGAGAATTTAAACCAAACAAGCCTATGAGGTGGTCATAATGGCAAATTATACAAGAGAATTTTTAACATCTAAACATAAACACTATCAAGAAAAGATTAATGATTGGGCTTTTCATTATCGTTCTTATACAGGTGGTCAAGATTATCAGAATGGTTTTTTATTAAATAGATATGTTTTAGAAACTGATGAAGAATATTTAAAACGAGCAGAAAATACACCTATTGACAATCATTGTAAAAATGTAGTTCAAATTTATTCATCTTTCCTATTCCGTGTACCGCCTACTAGAGATTATGGTACGCTTGATGGTGACCCTGCTATTGAATCTTTTACGAAAGACGCTGATCTTGACGGGAGGTCTTTTAACAATGTTATTAAAGAAATGCAAATTAACTCATCTATCTATGGTACTTGTTGGGCAATCATAGACAAGCCAAGAGTTATCACAAAAACTAGAGCAGAAGAATTACAACAAGATATCCGACCATATATCAGCTTATACACACAAAAGAATGTA